TACTTTGCTAAGAATTATGACCCTAAACATAGTCCAAAAACAGCTAAGATATTAGGTAATAAAAATGTAGGTGATGGAGAAAAGTATCACGGCAGGGGTTTCATTCAGTTGACCGGTCGTGATAACTATCGTATGGCACAGACTGCATTGAATATACCTTTACTGCAACAACCTGAGTTAGCAGAACGTCCTGATATTGCGGCAAAGATTGCTATATGGTATTGGCAGACACGTGTTAAGCCACATATAAATAACTTCAACGATACGAAAGCCGTAACACAAAAAATCAATCCTGCAATGCGTGGATTACAAGATAGGCACGCAAAGTTTATGGACTACAAAAATATATTATTATGAAAACACTATTAACAATCCTATTACTGGCAATATCTACTGTTGCAGTTGCACAAAAACAAAAGCCAATGAACATCTATGATTTCCCAATCACAAGAGTTATTGATGGTGACACTGTAGCATTTCAAGCAAACTTTTTACCTCCACCATTAAAACAAGAACTAAGTATTCGTGTGTTTGGTGTTGATACACCTGAAAAAGGTCATAGAGCGCAATGTCCAAGTGAAGACCAACGTGGTCAGGCTGCTACTGCATTTACAAAGAATGCTATCAGTAAAGCACAGAAGCGTCAAGTAGCTATCGCTGATTGGGATAAGTATGGTGGACGAGTATTAGGTGACATTTTATTAGACGGACAAAGTTTGCGTATGATGTTAATACAGAATGGTTTTGCACGTGAATATTACGGAGAAGCTAAGACTTCTTGGTGTAACTAATATAAATACTATTATGAGATCAACAGATTTAGACGAATCCGCAGCCAAAGAATTAGCTAGAAAACTTCCTAGCTTAGAGAAGCACGACTACAATACCATTGATAAATTGCTGCAAAGAATTGCTAGCAAACATAGTATCACTGGTAAAGCACTACATGACTTGTTTGTAAAGAAATTCCACCGTAGTCCAGATAGTTGGATTAAAAATAAACTAGATGAGGGCGGTGATAATGACTTACAACAAGAAGTTGATAAGTTTTGTGACTGGGCATGTAAACGATTACATTTAAAAAATAAGCCACATATTGAACTTAGTATGGATACTGAAGAAGCACAGAATAATCATCATACCGGTGGACATAAAATGGGTGATGATAAGATTTGGGTATATGCTAAAAATCGTAACCTAGTAGATATACTACGTACAGTATTCCATGAGTTAGTTCACGTTCGTCAAGGTGAACTAGATATGATTGATCCAGGTGATAGTTATCCTGGTAGCCCAATTGAAGCAATGGCAGATATGCTTGCGGGTAAGTACATCAAAATATACGGCGAAGCTAACCATCATATCTTTCAATAACTATTAATCTATGCTACAATGCATAGATGATTAAGTTAACTGTTCCCTTACCCAAACGAATCACAGTTGCCTGTAGCGGTGGTGTAGATAGTATGGCTGTTGTTGACTTTCTAAGTCGCAAGCACGATATTGCTATTGCACATTTTAATCACGGTACACAACATGGTGAACGTGCATTTAAGTTTGTTGCCGACTACTGTGCCGATAACAATATAGTTATGTTTGTAGGCTTTTGCCGCACAGAAAAAAATACAAAAGAATCACAAGAAGAATACTGGCGTAGAGAACGATATGATTTCTTTAAAGATTTAGGACCAATCATTACTTGTCATCATTTAGATGATTGTGTTGAAACATATATTTGGTCAGCGTTACATGGTACACCCAAAGTCATTCCATTAACACGCAACAACGTACTCAGACCATTCTTAACTACCCGAAAGCAAGAGTTTATCTATTGGTGCGAAAGTCACAATGTGCCTTGGATTGAAGATGAATCAAACAAAAACTCACGCTATACCCGAAACTATATTCGTAATGAACTAATGCCTCATGCATTACATGTTAACCCAGGTCTACATACTTTGGTCAAGAAGATTGTAGAAAATAAGCAAAATACTTGACTTCTCTACGCAAGCCAAGTATACTAACTAGATATTTAAGGAGAACCTATGTCAGACTATAACAGAACCTTTAACGGTGAAGCAAAGATTAAACTAACTCAACTGGTCAATGAGGGCATGACAGTCCTACATGAGATTGACACATTGAATGGTGGATTAACCGACACTATTAAAGCAGTAGCAGAAGAACTTGAAATCAAGGCTTCTACATTGAAGAAGGCAATTAAGATTGCACACAAAGCAAGTCTCGGTCAGACTAACAAAGACCACGATGAACTCAATACTATCTTGGAAACTGTGGGCAAAACACTTTGAGTTACGTTGACGCAATACATTCCCGTGACGAAGACCGTATCTACGTTGTAGAGAGGGATAATAACGGCAAGCGTCAATACAAAGAGTATCCCACTAACTATGTATTGTATTATCCCGATCACAAAGGTAAACATCGTAGTATCTATGGCGATCCAGTCAGTCGTTTCAGTACACGCAAGCGACAAGAGTTTGAAAAAGAAAGACGCATCCATTCAGGTAAGAAACTATTTGAAAGTGATGTTAATGTAGTCTTTCGTTGTCTCAGTGAAAACTATTTAAAAGTTGATGCACCTAAACTTCATACTTGCTTTTTTGACATTGAGGTGGACTTTGATCCTGAAAAGGGTTTTAGTCCTACAAGTGATCCATTCAATCCTGTAACTGCTATCAGTTGTTACCTAGATTGGCTAGACCAATGTATTACATTAGTGATTGCTCCTAAACATATGAGCAGTGAAACAGCCCAAGAAATCACTAATGAGTTTGAGAATACAATGTTATTCAAAACTGAAAAAGAAATGTTTGATGTTTTCTTTCAACTCATTGAAGATGCTGATGTATTAACTGGCTGGAACTCAGAGGGATATGATATTCCCTATATGGTCAATCGTGTTACTAGAGTGATGAGTAAAGATGACACACGCAAGTTTTGCTTGATGGGTCAATTACCTAAAGCTAGAGAATACGAACGATTCGGTAAGAGTGAAACAACTTATGACTTAGTAGGTCGTATTCACTTGGACTATTTACAACTCTACAAGAAGTATAACTATGAGTCACGCCATAGTTACAAACTTGACAGTATCGGTGAGATGGAAGTCGGTGAGAACAAAACACAATATGAAGGTACTCTTGACCAGTTGTATAACAAAGACTTTAAAAAGTTCATTGAATACAATAGACAAGATACAATGTTGTTGGTGAAGATTCACAACAAACTTAAGTTTTTAGAACTAGCTAATCAACTTGCACATGAGAATACAGTACTGCTTCCAACAGTAATGGGTTCTGTGGCAATGATTGAGATGGCTATTTTTAATGAGGCTCACGAACGTGGGCTAGTTGTTCCAGATAAAAAACGAAAGGTTGAAAATGAAGAAGAAGTCCAGCAGGCAGCAGGTGCCTTTGTTGCTACGCCCAAGAAGGGAATGCATGAGTGGGTCGGAGCAGTTGACATTAACTCACTCTATCCCTCGGTTATTCGTGCCCTCAACATGGCAGGTGAGACCATCGTTGCTCAAGTCAGACAGACACTCACAGACCAATACATGAGTGACAAAGGTAATCGTTTAGCAAGTGAAAAGAAACGTCATAAAGACGGTGATGATGCTGTTACTGGTTCTATTCTCTGGGAGAATCTATTCGGTGCATTAGAATATACCGCAATCATGAACCAAGAGCGTGGTACTATTCTAACTGTTGATTATGAAGATGGTCGTAGTGTAGAAATGAGTGCGGCAGAAGTTTGGAAGATGGTCTTTGATAGTCATAAGCCCTGGATGCTAAGTGCTAATGGTACAATCTTTACTTATGAAAAAGAAGGTATTGTTCCTGGTCTACTAAGTCGATGGTACTCAGAGCGTAAAGAAACACAGAAGCTTGCTAAAGAAGCATATGGTACTGATAAGTTTGAATACTACGATAAGCGACAACTTGTTCGTAAGATTTTGTTGAACAGTGCATATGGTGCATTGTTGAATGAACACTGCCGTTTCTATGATAAGCGTATAGGTCAATCTGTAACATTATCAGGACGTCAGATTGTTAAACATATGATGAGTACTATCAATGAATCAGTTGAAGGCAACTATTCACATGATGGCAATGCGATTGTATATGGTGATACTGACAGTTGTTACTTTACAGCTTATCCTACACTAAAGCCACAGATTGATAGTGGTGAGTTAGTATGGGACAAAGAACTATGTATTGGTTTGTATGATAGTATTGCTGACCAAGCTAATGAATCGTTCCCTGCATTCATGGAGAAGGCATTTCATGCGCCTCGCAAGAATGGTGAAATCATTAAAGCTGGTCGTGAACTGATCGGTGATCGTGCTATCTTTATGGTTAAGAAACGTTATGCTATTAACATCTTTGATAAAGAAGGTAAGCGTAAAGACAAAGACGGACAACTAGGCGATATCAAAGCTATGGGTCTTGACTTGAAACGTGCTGATACACCTAAGTATGTACAAGAGTTCTTAATGAATGTACTACAGATGGTTCTTCAACAAGGTAAAGGTCGTGATGAAGTTATTGAAGCGGTAAAAGACTTCAAGCGTATATTAACTGCACAAGATAGTTGGACTAAAGGTTCTCCTAAAGGTGTAAACAAACTTACATTCTATGGTGACTTAGAAGCTAAGAGTAGTACAGGTCGTGCTAATATGCCCGGTCACGTTCGTGCGGCATTGAACTATAACTACTTGCGTAGAGTGAATAGTGACCAATATAGTCAAAAGATTATTGATGGTATGAAAGTTATCGTTTGTAAACTTAAGCCTAATCCACTAGGCTTTACAAGCGTAGCATATCCTGTTGATGAACTAAGATTACCAAAATGGTTTACTGAGTTACCATTTGATGATTCAGCAATGGAACAAACATTGGTCGATGAAAAGATTGATAACTTGTTGGGCGTACTTGAATGGGATATTCGTAGTAGTACAGATACGAATAGTACATTTGATGATTTGTTCAGCTTCGGGTAAACTGCTATTGCTTTACGCAATAAAATCCACTATAATAGATAACATAAACTGCCTAAATAGGTATACAAAGGAAAAACATGAAAGATTATTTACAAGATTTAATTACACACACAAACGGTCTAGGGGACGTAGACTTAATTAAAGTATCAGGTACAGATACTGAAACACAAATCAACGCAATATCAGAAAAGAAAACTGTTATTGTGTCTGGCACATTGAATAGTCCAATCAGTGACTTCATTGGTGTATTCGGTATGCCTAACTTAACTAAACTCAAAACTATTCTTGGTTTTGATGACTATGATGAACACGCTAAAATCTCTGTATTACGTACCAATCGTGATGGTGTCGATGTACCTAGTACTATTCACTTTGAAACAAAAGACGGTACATTCGTTAATGACTATCGTTTGATGACTAAATCAATCGTAGAAGAAAAAGTTAAAACTGTTACATTCAAAGGCACTACTTGGAATGTTGAGTTCGAGCCAACTATCGCAGGCATTCAACGACTAAAGAAACAAGCAAGTGCTAATAGTGAAGAAGAACATTTTACATTCACTACAGTTAATGGTGACTTGAAGATTAACTTCGGTGACCCCTCAACTCACAGTGGTAACTTTGTGTTTCAACCTAGTGTAACTGGTTCATTGACTAAAGTATGGAACTGGCCAGTTAAAGTGTTCTTAGCTATTATGGATTTGCCAGGTGACAAGAAAGTTCGTATTGCTGATGCAGGTGCGACTGAGATTACAGTTGATAGTGGTCTTGCCACATATACATATCTATTGCCAGCTAACGCAAAGTAATTAATGGAACAAGTAAATCTATCAGCACAACATAAACCCGATTGGGCATTGTTCTTACCTGCAGTCAGCAGTTTTTATATTTCTGGCTTAGGTAAGCAACGCAAAGGTGAAGATTACTTTCCTAAAGCACGTATACCCGCAGGCTTTAATGGTGATGTAGAGAAACTTAACTTCTTAAACAGCAAAGAAGGCTTGTATTACTACAAATGGGGCTTGTATAGTGCTGGTCATGCTAACTTAGATACTACTAAAGACGATCCTAGTGAGTCAATCATTAGAGAACGTGAAGAAGGTACATTCATGTTGGGTGACAGTGGTGGGTTTCAGATTCTTAAATGTCAATGGCCAGCTGACTGGAAAGACCCTAACTGCCCACGTGCTATGGTAAAGCGTAAAGCAGTATTGAACTGGATGGATACGTACATGGACTATGGTATGTGTTTAGATATCCCATCACAAAGTCTTACTACATTCAATATCAAAGATCCAAAGACTGGTAAAAGTGCTCACGGCATCTCAACTATTGAAGAAGCTATTACTGCTACTCATATCAATAATGAATACTTCATTAAGAATCGTAATGGTAAATGTAAGTTTTTAAACGTATTGCAGGGTCGTAATCACAAACAGAGTGATGACTGGTATGCAGAGATGAAGAAGTATTGTGATCCAAATGTTTATCCAGACAATCATTTCAATGGTTGGGCATTCGGTGGACAGAACAAGATTGATGTTCACTTGATGTTGCGTAGATTAGTTGATATAATACATGATGGTTTACTAGTAGAAGGTAAGCACGACTTGATTCACTGCTTAGGTGTAAGTATTATGGAATATGCTGTATTGTTTAGTGATATTCAGAAAGCTATTCGTAAGTATCATAATCCAAAACTACAGATTACATTTGACTGTGCAAGCCCATTCTTTAGTGCGGCTAAAGGTCTAGCATACTTTAATAATAGTATTGAACACGATAAGAAGTGGGCATACAGTATGGAAAAGACTGCTGAGAAGAAAAGTTATGCCAACGATAATCGCAAGTATAGTGATGCTGTATTACAAGATAAGATACATGACAAGTTTACAGATAGTCCTGTGACGGACCTTATGTTGATGAAGGACCTTTGCTATCGTGGTCAAGGCTTTATCGGTCAACATGGTAAAGAAACTAAAACTAGTTGGGATACTCTTAGCTATACTTTGCTTCAATCACATAACGTTTATATGCATATGACCGCGGTACAAGAAGCTAATCGTCAGTATGATAAGGGCATTATGCCTAAAATGGTTATGAGCAAGTTTGATGATGAGCATTTCGGTCAAATCGTTGACAAGATATTTGCACAAAAAGATAGACAGAAAAGCTTAGATATGATAGAATCACATAGTAGCTTCTGGATGCAAATGAAGTCAGGTAGTCAGGGCTTAAGTGGTAAGAAAGCAATGAATGCTATGACAATGTTTGACCAGTTATTTGAAGTAAATAATAGTGAACCAGAACTTGATGAAGTCATTGAAGATAGTGACGATGAGATTTCAAAAGTATTAGGAGAATGATATGCCATACAAAAGTCGTATTAAGACACTAGAAGAATCAGTTAGAATGTTAGATAACCAAATCTTTCAACTAGAAAAGAATGGGTCTACTGATATTAAAAAACTGTCTGAGTTAAAAGAAGTCAAAGACAGATATAACAAAGAACTTAGAGTAATGATTCGTGCCCAGTGGGACAATGACCATAACACAGTAGACTTAGGAGATGATAGATGAGTGAACAAAAAACACAAGTAGAATTCGAGAAACGCAACCGTATTAAGCATCATGCAATACGCACAATCTTTGTGCGTTTTCAAAAAGAAGGTATTCATAAATACCCAGCGGCAGCAACAGACCCTAACTTGGCAACAGGTGATGAGTATGATGTTAGCTTTCTAGCAACTCCGCATAGACACATCTTTCATTTTGAAGTGTCTATTGAAGTGTTTCACAACGACCGTGATATTGAGTTTATTCAGTTCAAGCGATGGTTAGAGAATCAATATTCTCAAAACATTCTTGCGTTGGATTACAAAAGTTGTGAAATGATTAGTGATGACCTCTATGAAGTCATTGCAACTCGATATCCAGATCGTAACATCGTTATTCAAGTATCAGAAGATAATGAGAATGGTGCTACGATTGTCTATAACACAAACAAACCTTATCAATCACTAGCTATTTAAAGGAATTAATAAAATGGCAAAAAATCAATATCAATCTAACCCACGTGTTAATCAAATTTTCGAGGATCTCGAAAACTACTTGGCATTCTGTCAAGATTTTGGTTATAAGTTTGACGAATCAACACTGTACGACATGCGTAGTTTTGCATTTCGTCAACATCAAAAAAATCTAACAGGCAAATGGGCTAAAGATCAATGGCAAGAGGATACTCGTCCATGAACATCGTATTAGTCACAGGCGGATTTGACCCATTACACACAGGTCATATTGCTTATTTTAATGCCGCAAAACAACTAGGCGACAAGCTTATCGTTGGAATCAACAGTGACGAATGGTTGGCTCGCAAGAAGGGTCAGCCTTTTATGCCTTATGAGGAACGTGCAGGAATCATTTGGGCGTTACAAGATGTTGACGGTATCATTAAGTTTGATGACACTGATAACACTAGCCGTGATGCTATTGTTAAGCTACGTGAACTACATCCTAACGATACTATTATCTTTGCTAATGGTGGAGATAGAAATCAATCAAATATTCCTGAGATGGCAGGATTTGAAGAAGATGTGAATCTATTATTTGCATTCAATGTAGGTGGAGACACCAAAATGAATAGTAGTAGTTGGATTCTACAAGAATGGAAAGCACCCAAAACAGAACGTGAGTGGGGCTACTATCGTGTATTACATGAGGTAGAAGGTACTAAGGTAAAAGAACTTACAGTAGAACCAAAGCAATCTCTCAGTATGCAGAAGCATTCCAAACGTAGCGAGTATTGGATTGTTACTGAGGGCAAGTGTAAGATACGCAAGTATGCTGAAACGGGTGAAATAGTTGAGACACAGTTAGCTAAACATGATACAATCACTATTAAGCCTGATGAATGGCATCAGTTAGTTAACACATTTAGTAAACCATGCAAAATCGTAGAAATTCAGTATGGTAAGAAATGTGTAGAAGAAGATATTAAACGACAAAATGCATAAACTATTTTACATGGGCCTAGAGCCTTACAAAGCACGATATACATTACAGTTACAAGACTGGAATGAAAGTGTATTCAAACGCAGAGGCATTAACTATGTTATTGTCCCGGGTGAAACATTATCTAATGACCAAGCTATTGTTACCGGTCAAGTATTAGATGCCCATGGTCGCACATACTTTGGTATGAGTCAACTAATGAATCTAGTTAAGATGATGAAGCAGGGCGAAGTAGGCGCAGGTGATATAGTTTATTTTGAAGATATGTTTCAGCCGGGCATTGAGTCATTGCCCTACATTATGAAACAGATTCCGATCACAAGTCGTCCTAAGATTTATGTTCGCTGTCTTGCTCAGTCAATTGACCCTGATGATTTCGTACACGTGTGGGGTATGAGTGAGTTTATGGGACACTATGAGAAGATGGTTGACTCATTCGTTGATGGCGTACTTGCTAGTAATGAAGAAATGGTTATGCATATGAAGATTGCAGGTTGGAAGGCACCGATCTACAATATCTCAGGTCTAGCATTTGGTAAAGAAGAAGTTCGTGGTCGTATCAACAATAACATTAAGCCGTTCAATGAACGACCTATGCGTATTGCATTTAGTGCAAGATGGGATCAAGAAAAACAACCAGACTTCTATATGGATGTGATTGAAGAATTCTACAACCGTTATGGACAGAAGGATCGTCATGGTGTATATCGTGGGGTAGAGTTCTGTGTGTTTAGTGGTAGTAAACTAAAAAGTAACAACGATAGTTATATGAAGCGTACACAAGATATGCAAAATCGTGGTCTATTGCGTATATGTGAAGACCTAGATAAGAATACATACTATGAGTTACTAAACGATACTAGAGTATTGTTTAACTGTGCATTACAAGACTGGGTAAGTAATACAGTAAGTGAAGCAGATGCATTAGGTTGTAATGTATTGTACCCGGCATATCGCAGTTTCCCAGAAACGTTTGCGAATGATTATACAAGACTTTATACTCCCTGGTCTGTTGAAGATGCAACTATTAAATTGTATCATATGTTACATCAGCCGCACGTTAATCAAGGTAAGATTAGTGACTGGACTGATGGTACTATTGATAGAATCTGCGATATTCTAGAGGGTAAGGGACAAGATTGGTTGCGTATGGACACAGACTATCGCAAACATACCAGAGAAAATAAATACTAAAAGGAGACTATTATGTTTGAAACAACTTATGAAAATGAAATGTCGTATCGTTCGGCAAGCGAGGTAAACTCAGCAATGGGCCGTGTCTACGGACATATGAGTGTTGCTGTTATTGTATCAATGATTGTTAGTTACTTTGTAGGCTCTAGCCCAGAGTTACTTGAATTCTTTTTTACCGGAATGCTAAAGTGGATTGTAATCTTTTCTCCGCTAGTAGCAATCTTTGGTGTTAGTATGATATTAGCTACTAACCCTAGTAAGAGTGTAGCGCAGTTATGCTTACATGGATTTGCGGCATTAATGGGATTGAGTTTTGCTACAATCTTTGCTGTATTCACTATGGGTAGTATCGTATCAGCATTTATGGGTGCAGCCATACTGTTTGGTGTTATGAGTGGCTATGGCTATTTTACTAAACAAAGTTTAGATAGTGTTGGCAAGTTTATGTTTGTTGGATTGATTGCAATCATCATTGCCAGCATTGTCAACATCTTTATTGGATCAACGGTGATGCAGATGGTAATCTCAGCATTAGCCATCATTATCTTTCTAGGATTAACTGCCTATGACACACAGAAGATCCGTGAGGAACTCAGTGTACAAGCCAGTGATGTTGCAGAAGTACGTGGTGCATTAACTTTGTATATGGACTTTATCAACTTGTTCATCAACTTGTTACAACTGTTTGGTGATAGGAAATAATCATGGCAACATGGACATTAAAAACACTTCACAAAAAGAGTGCTTATGAAAGACAGCATTGGTACAAAGATGGTAAAACAATCATCCGTGAGGAAGGTTATCGTTGGGGGACATTCTATTGCGAAAGTGATGAAAAACCCGACATTGACCTAGATAATGATGATGGTTATGAAATCGGTCAAGATGATTATGAGTGGGAACTTGAAAGTCTTGATGATGGGTGTTGGGCTGAATGGGAATACCCTGATGAAATAACTGAAGAAGAACGAGAAGAAATTGAAAATGCTTGGGAAGAAAATTACTTTGAAGGCATGGAAGAATTAGGATGGAGTAATGATGATACAGATTATATCTTACAAGGTCCGTTAGAATTATCAGATGAAGATGGTAATGTAGTAGGTTCTGGTGATACAGAATAAGTTCATTTCAAATAGGAGAAAACATGAGCGCACAAAATGATATTGAAACTAGCTTGGCAGCATACAATGCCGAGAACGATAAGTTTAACAAAGGCAATGCAGCCGCTGGTACACGTGCCCGCAAAGCATTAGCAGAGTTAGCTAAAGCAGTTAAGGCTCGCCGTAACGAAATTACAGCAGAAAAAACCGCACGTGCAGAAGCAAAAGCTAAGGCTTAACTATGGCAACCCGCAAGAAAATTCAACTTCAAGAAGTTAGTTCATTGCCAGACTCAGTAAAAGTAGGTAGTCACTTAACTGTGTCTACCTACTCCGACGGTCGTACTGAATTAGAATGGGATTGGGATGCGTTAGTTAAAGAGGTACGTGAGGCCTGCGCTAGTGTTGAACTTGCCAATATGAAGCCTGCTGTCAGAGCTAAATCAAAAAAATCAGTTGCTAAATCAAAGTGATAAATACTTGTGTTACACAACGGTAACACAATATCAAAACAAAACCATCACAAAGGAAGGTTATCTATGAGTTATAATAAAACAAAAACAGATCCAGAGTTGGGTCAACAAGTACACGAATACTTGGTCAAAATGGGTGTTGAGACACCTACATTGCCAAACAGTTTAGACAGAAAAGATAAGATTGACCGCATTGAAGAACACTTCACTGCTATCATGCAATATCTTGGATTAGATTTAACTGATGACAGCTTAACTGAAACACCCAAACGTGTAGCTAAGATGTATGTTAATGAAATCTTTTGGGGACTTGATTATGAAGCATTCCCTAAATGTACAACAGTTAATAACAAGATGCAATACAACGAAATGGTTGTAGAGCGTAATGTTAATGTTCAATCTAACTGCGAACATCACTTTGTAGTGATTGATGGATTGGCTACTGTAGCTTATGTCCCTAAACAAAAAGTATTAGGGCTTAGTAAGATCAACCGTATCGTAGAATATTTTAGCAAAAGGCCTCAGATTCAAGAGAGGTTAACAGAGCAAATTTTTCACACCTTACAGTTCATCCTTCAAACAGAAGATGTTGCAGTTATGATTGATGCACAGCACTATTGCGTTAAAAGTCGTGGTGTAGAAGATACAGGTAGTAGTACCGTTACTTGTCGCTTAGGTGGTGGATTTAAGTCTGATCCAGCGGCACGACAAGAGTTTCTACAAATTGCTAACAAAGGTTGTAAATAATGGGAATGCGTAAACAAATGGATTATAATAGTGTGCATCATCAAATCTACTTGAGTGGAGTAGAACTTCATAGTCCGTACAACGATGGATTTACTACCTTTGAAATCAAAAAAGATTTACATCGTATTAAGTGGTTACTTGATGAGATTATGGCAGATAGTCCTACATTTGTAGGTGAAGATGACTTCTTAAAAGAACATGAACAAACTAAAATGTGGAGAACTCTTTCAAAATGATTTTCAATCATATTAAAGAACTTAAAGCACAAGGTAAGAAGATTGGTATCACATTCAGTACATTTGACTTATTACACGCAGGTCACGTTGCTATGTTAAGTGAGGCAAAGAATCATTGTGATTACTTGATTTGTGGATTACAAACTGACCCAACGATTGATAGACCTGATACTAAGAATAAACCCATTCAAAGTATTGTAGAACGACAGATTCAACTTGCGGCTTGTCGCTATGTTGATGAGGTTGTTGTATATCAAACTGAACAGGACCTTATAGACCTACTACTTATTCTACCGTTAGATGTTCGCATACTAGGTGTAGAATATGCTGATAAAGAGTTTACTGGAAGATATGAAGGTGGTGAACGTGGCATTGAAATTGTATTCAATGGTCGTGACCATAGTTTCAGTAGTTCAAGTCTGAGAAAACGGGTAGCTGATGCCCAGATCATTAACGTTCTTAATAAATGACAAAACAATCAATGGCTATACTAGGCGGTGGGGAACTATCTACTGCTATTGTAAATCAACTTAATCAAAAGTTTGATATCAATGTATTTGGGCATGATAAGTTTGACATTAGGAACAAAGAACAATGTAATGATATCATTGTAGGATTAGAATCCTACAATATTGTTGTTATTACTGCAGGTAAACATAGCGAAGATATTTGGGACATGTGGATGGTAAATAATGTAGGGCCTGCATATATTATATCAAACTTAGAAAACAAATACTCTAATAAAAAGATTATAGCAGTTACAAGTCATGGTTCATCGTGGACTAGCTGGCCAGGCATAGACATAAATAGACTAGTATATAACTCATCAAAGTCAGGATTAACTAACTTTGTGTATGGTCTAATACATAGAGATTCATCTAAAAATAGAATAACTATATTAGAACCATCTAGGTTTCAATCTACCATGAGTAATAACACCGGTGCTGATATTAACTTAGTTGTGAATCAGGTAGAATCAATCATTGATGATCCAATGCATATATTAAAGATAGTTTGTAAATAATGACATATGAATATAATCTGTTAGAGTGGGAAGTAACTACTAACTGCAATGCGGCTTGCCCACAGTGCCCTAGAAACTATTATGGTGGCAAAACATGGTCTAGCTTACCAGTGATTAATAACAACTTAGAGTGGGCAAAAAATCATTTGCCATCTGACTTTATTAATAACTTAGATAGAATAGACTTCTGCGGTACATACGGTGATCCTATATTAAACAATGATTTACCTAATATCATTGAATGGTTATTAACTGTAAATCCATCACTAGAGATATCATTAAAAACTAATGGTGGTTTGCGTGATACCAGTTGGTGGGCAAGATTGGCTAAAGTAATAGGTCCTAAAGGTTATGTGTTCTTTTCTATTGATGGATTAGCGGATACTAATCATTTATATAGACGTAAGGTGAGCTTCAACAAAGCTATTGACAATGCCAAAGCATTTATTAATGCCGGTGGAAAAGCATATTGGAACTATATTGTATTCAAACATAATCAACATCAAGTTGAAGAAGCACATGCTTTAAGTAAAGAGTTGGGTTTTGCTGATTTCAATATCAAACGTACCAGTCGATTCTTTAATAAGAAACACGAAATACAACAGACATTAGCGGTGTACAGTGAGGCAGGTGAGGTAGAATATCATATTGAAATCCCAACGGACCCTCAATATATTAATAGTTCTTATAGTAAGATTGAGTTTATTAAAACAAAAGATACATTAAAAAACTATTTCAAAAACACATCAGTAACTTGTAAATCAAAAAATCTAAAGAAGCTATATCTAAGTGCAGATGGATATGTGTTCCCATGTGGATGGTTAGCTGACCGCATATATGGGTATGAAGTTGAAAGTAATAATGATACGGTAGAGTTAGATGACTTGTTTCAGCATGCCGGTGGCAAACATCTAGCTAATGTGAATCATACTGATATTCACCAAATCATTAATGGTAAATGGTTTGACACGTTAGAGTCTAGTTGGTCTAATGATAACAAGTTAGAACGATGTGGTGCCATTTGTGGAGATCAAATTGATTTGATTAATGACCAAAATGAATTGGTAAAAATATATTGAAAACAGCGGTCTTTTGGCATCATTCCCGCTTTACAAATTCTGCTGCCTATGCTATAATACAACATAGGAGAACACAATGGCAAACAAAAAATTCTTTTCAACAAAGACATACAGACAAATAGGTCCTGTTGCATATCGTCAGTGGCGTGCAGACAGTCATTGTAACTTAATTCATGGCTATGCTATGAGTTTTCACTTTGAGTTTGAAGCCGATACACTTGATGCCCGTAACTGGGTAACAGACTTCGGTGGATTACGACCATTAAAAGATAAACTAGAAGAATGGTTTGACCATACTCTATTAGTCGCACAAGATGACCCAATGCGTGAACATCTATTAGAACTAGGTCGTTTGAAATTAGCAAAGATTACAGAAGTAGAACGTACTGGCTGTGAGGGTATTGCTGACTTCTTGTACGAATACATTAACACAATATTCTTACCTAACTGTGGTAGTGAAGAAGCTAAACGAGTATGGTGTTGCAGAGTAGAGGTCCGTGAGACTGATAGTAATATGGCAGGACGTGGTGGTCACAGAGAAGATAGAGAGTTTGAATAATGTTAAAAACAGAAATAGTAGATAGGGTAGGACATACCTTAGTAGACATATTTCATAGACTTGCATTATTTGCTATTGGCGCCGCAACAGTATGGGCTGCCGGTTGGACCTTTGCTGAACTGTTTCAAAAACATCACGCAACAGTTGGTGACTTGTTACTAATGTTTATCTATTTGGAAATAGGTGCAATGGTAGGCATTTATTTCAAGACTAATCATATGCCTGTCAGGTTCCTGTTGTACATTGCAATAACAGCATTGACACGACATATGGTAGATATAATGAGTCATCAGCCAATCAATGTTGTTGAAATGATGGCTGTGGCTGGATCCACATTTGTTATAGCAATAAGCGTATTAGTTATTAGATATACTAGCGCAAAATATCCTAACAACAATAAAGATGAGGTAGCTTAATGAACAGTTTAGAAAAAATCTGGGCAAGAGCAACCGGTCATCTGATGGGTAACACGGATGATGACAGGCCTGATGTTCCTATTCTTACATTGCGTGAAGCAAAAATCGCATTGTTCCTAAAAACTTTCTGGGTGGTGCTACATGTGATAACATGTTGTTTCATCATAGCAAACACTTTACATCATTGGTAATATATGAACAAAAAAATAAAAGAGCTATGGGAGCAAGCCGCTCAACGAGATGATATAATGGATGAAAAACGTTATGAACATTTCGCAGAGTTAATAATTAGAGACTGCGCTAAACAAGTTAATCATCTTTATAAACAAGGTGGCGGTACTTGGGGTGAAGTTATTCTTAAACATTTTGACATAAAGATAGGTAAATAATGAGTCATTTAAAAAAGACAAAATTATCAAAAAAGAAAAACGATGTAATATACATTGATCCAGTAACCATGCAAAGGGTATGCTCATTTAATGAGTGCATCAATAAGTTTACAAAAGAAGGTACTGAAGTTATTAAAAGTCCTAAGGGCAGTATGTACGATAATGTAGTTTACTATCACGAATGCACCCAATGTGGTAGACGAGAGCGCGGAAAAGAAGATAAGAAAAAAGGATATCAAACAAAAATGAAAAATATGTTTACAAGAGGTCCTGATAATGAGTCAAATTAAAATTTCAGAGTTATTTTATAGCATTCAAGGTGAAGGTAGATACATGGGTGTACCTTCTGTGTTTCTACGAACATATGGATGCAATTTTACATGCGGTGGCTTTGGAATGCCTAAAGGGGAATTGAGTAGTGAGAGAGATGTTATCGCAATTAAAGCAGAAGATTATACAGATTATAAATCCTTACCGCTTGTCAGTACGGGATGTGATAGTTACGCAAGTTGGGACCCTAGGTTTAAGCATCTTAGTCCTGTGCTCAGTACCGTTTCTATTGTTGACTCTATTCTTACTATCCTTCCTCACGGTCGCTGGATGGATGAGCACCTTGTCATCACTGGTGGTGAACCTCTTCTTGGATGGCAAAGAGCATATCCAGAACTACTTTCAAACGAAAAGATGAGGGGTCTCAAAGAGATTACATTTGAAACTAACGGCACACAAGAACTAAGTCAAGACCTATCAGTCTACTTACAGCAATGGAAGATTAATAGAGAGAAGAATGCATTAACATTTAGTGTTAGCCCTAAACTAAGTATCAGTGGCGAGAAGTGGAGTGAAGCAATCTGTCCTAATATTATTCGTCAATATGAAAGTATTGGCTTTGTATATTTGAAGTTTGTTATTGCTACTAAGGAAGATGCACTTGAAGCAGATAAAGCAGTAAAAGAATTTCGCAATGGTGGATTCAGAGGTCCAGTATACTTTATGCCATGCGGTGGGGTAGAATCATTGTATAACTTAAATGCAAAGAATGTTGCTATTGAAGCAATGAATCGTGGTTATCGTTATAGCGATAGACTACAAGTTCCACTGTTTAAAAACGAGTGGGGCACTTAATGCCACAAACAGAATCATACGATTCATTTTACAGTAGAATGATGATCGGAGCCGAACTTAAATTTGCTTGGTTCCCTGAACGATGCAACTTGACTGGTAGACGAATTTGGTTAGAGTGGGCTTATAGGTTGACTAGGATTATTACTGGTCCAGGTGAGTCTATATTAGAGTATAGATGGCACGATAAGAATGCCCATATTATGTGGTTATTAAAAAGGTAAATATATGTATGAATTAAGATATCTTGTCCGAAACGGTTTAGACGGACCTGAAAAAGTGTTACAATATAGAACACAATTTGAAGTAACTGATTATAGTACAACTACTATTCAGGGTAGTTTTACTAAAAAACGTGAATGGACTGAATGGCAGGATGTGCCCACTGTAGAGGATAAATGAAATTATATAATAAACGAATTGCTTTTTTGATTAGTGACCAACACTTTATACCACACGGTGGTATCGGTAGTTTTGCTAAAGGCTTCACTGAGATGTGCGGTCGTATCGGCTGGAAGGTTGATATCATATTAGACAAACAACCTACTAATGATTTTAGTGAACTGATTATATCATTGGGTGCTAATATTGTCTATCCAGACGAACCACTAAGATATAGCGACCATACTGCTACGTTTGCATTTAGTGATACTATTAACTTTGAGAAGATTATTAACTTCCGCAAAGCAATATTAAAAGCATTTGAAACTAATGTATATGATATGATTGTATGTAATACACAGGAAGCAATGACTGCAAGTTATGCAATGACCGTCAATAAGTATATCCCTGTTGTATTCTATACACATTTACATAGTATGATTTTCCGTGATAGTCAGGGTAGTGATGTATTCTTAGACAGTTATCATAACTTTTATAACAAACATATGGAGTTTACTGATATAATCATTGGTACACAGAGTCAAAAGAACATTGACGAACTCACTAAGTTTGGTGCTACTAACTGTCAGTTATTGCGTATGCCTATGAGTGAGCGTGGCCTATTAGAACCATACACAGGCACTCATAAAGGTGTATTATTTATTGGACGATGGGAAGAAGGTAAAAACCCAGAAGCATATATTCGTGTAATGAAAGAATGTAAAATACACTGTAAAGTAATGACTAACAGCAACGGTGCAAAGAAGTTTGAAAAAGCTTTTGCAGAAGCAGGCATCACTGATTATGAGATACGTGCAGGCATTACTGGTCAGGAGAAAGTAGATTTCATTCGCAGTAGTGGTGTATTCTTTATGCCAAGCTTGCGTGAGAACTATCCATTCGCATTCTTAGAATGTCTAGGACATATGCCGTGTGTTGTATTAGATAATCAAGATTGGAGTGATAACTTTAATGAGAAATATTTTCACAAAGTAAACATCAAAGATGCCGGAGAGACTATCACAGAAATATATTGCTCAGTACAATCAGCAGAAGCATTAGATTATGTATGTGAGTTAGACGATGAAGTAGCAGAGGGTTGGGTTAATTTCTTAGATAACTTTGTAGGTAAGCGTAGCAATACAAATGCCGCCAAGATTAATACATATGAAACAGTTAAGTATAGTGATTACATTACAGAACTAAATCGTAAGCATTTAGCACGGGAAGATTTTGAAAGTGTGTTGGGTAATAAGCATAAGTTTTTAAGTGTGTATTATACTGATACTGACACATACTTAAGCAAAGACCCATCATACAAACCAGTAGAGGAAGAAACAGGTGTTAGCTTGTTTGAAGGATTATGAAAAAGATTTTAATAACAGGTAACAGTGGTTATATAGGTTCACATTTGACACAGATGTTGAAAAATGAATATGAAGTACATGGATTAGATAAAGTAGAACCACAAGAGTCACCTCATACATTCTATCATTGTGATATCAATAGACCGTTTAGTTTAGAAGATGAGTTTGATTGTGTTATTCACTTGGCTGCATTAGTTAATGTAGGTGAAAGCGAACAGAAACCTATTCAATACTATATTACTAACTTGAATGGTACAATGAATGTACTAAACAAGATTAAGACAAAGAACTTTATCTTTGCAAGTACAGGAGCCGCACAAGATTGTGAAAGTGCTTATGGTATTAGTAAACGTGCGGCAGAGGACGTAGTGAAAGAATATTGTACAACTCATCGTCAAATACCATATACAATCTTTAGATTTTATAATGTTATTGGAAGCGAAGGCTTTGCTCCCACTAACCCCGATGGATTAATGTACAATCTAATAATGGCCATGCAATCAAAACAGTTTACTATATTCGGTAATGATTATGATATTAGTAATGACGGTACCTGTATACGTGATTATGTCCATGTCAATGAAATATGTGATTCATTAAAACAAGCTATTGAGAAACCCGGTAATAGTATAGAATGTTTGGGTCACGGTGTAGGATATACTGTTAATGAGATTGTTAATAAGTTTATGGAAGTAAATGATATTGATATTAACATCAAATATGGTCCTAGAAGAAAAGGTGATATTGCTAGTTCAGTATTAGATAATGTATCTCCCTATATGCGGAATCTGTACGATATGACGGATTTGCTAAAGGTTGACAAATAATGGGAACTGTGCTATAATAATGTTTATTCAGTTGATTAATGGGATCAAAAATGACAGAAAAAGTAGAACTTTATTGTACGTATGACGAGGACCAAGCAGAATGGCTTGTTTGGTTCCCACACCCATTAGGTGGAATGAGTATTATAGACTCATTTACCAATGAAGCCGATGCCCGGGCATTTAGGCAAGATCAGATTGACAACGCAGACTACAATGAATAATATGAACAACATGAATATTGCTGATTTTGAAAAAAAGGTTAACTTTCTTCTTACTAAGCGTAAGATGATGCCTAGTAAAAAAATCGGACTCAAGGCGTGGTGTAAATACTTTATGGCATTTGCATGGACTGAACACTGTAAATGCGGAGATGGTCATGAGATGCTTGACATTCTTCTTAATGAAGATAACTTGATAGGTGGTGAAAAGTTTAATACTACGTTTATTCTCAAGTTTGAAGATTTATATCCAGAAGCATTGAAAAACAACAAAACTTGGCAACGTCTATTGCCGGCTTTAGTTGGATTTAAAGGCAAAGGTTTAGGTGTCGGTGAACTATACCTTGCATTAGTTATTCAAGGTTGGACCTTTGAGCGTACTGGGGGTAAAGGTGACGGCAAAGTAGCCGGTGGTATTCGGGAGTTAAAAAACAACGGGGCAAGTCTTAAGCCATTGGCCAACGCAGTACGTGTACAAGACCAACTAAATTTAACAGTTTTTGAGGGCCATAGGGCAGGTCCAACAAAAGAAACTAAAAGAACAAAAGGTCAGTGTTTTAGTAAATGGTTATCATGGTTTGACACTAACACTAACAAAAAAGAAATATTGTTAACATATTTTACGCAACTATATCCGGGCCGTGATGTTACTACATTGGTTAGTGAATTATTAACTAAAAGATCAGCAGATGATTTTTATAGAACAATAGGAAAATCAGTATTGGCATGGTACAAAGAAGTTGATAACTGGGATAGTTTAGTTATCATTGACCAAGATAAAATGAAGATGGTAAACATTGCAGATACTGATGACTTATCATTATTTTCTAAATTGAAGTTTGACTGGAAGAGTGAGCGTGGTCATGATTCTCAAGCAATTTCTGATGGCTATGTAAACATAAGTATATAATATGAAACCTTTATACATCTGGGCCGGTGGCAAGAATAAGATGATACCTAAGTACCAGCTTGACCCCGGCATCCCATACTCAGGTTATGACACTTTTGTAGAACCCTTCTTCGGTGGTGGTGCTATGATGATTCATATCTACGAAAATAATCCCACAGTTAAGAAGTTCATTATGAACGATATTAACCCTGAGATTGTAGGCATCTATACTGCTATCAAAACAGATCACCTTAACTTTATCGCAAGAATGGATACATTAGAATCTCAATACTTGCCACTAAGTAAAGTGGATCGTAAAACATTCTATTACAATCTACGTACAGAATATACAACTAACTACTCTCAGTGGAATAAAACTACTGAGTCGGCTACATTGTATTTCTTAATGAAGACTGGCTTTAATGGTATTTGGCAAACTACTCAAGCTAGTAAAGGTAGATATGCTACACCTTGTGGTTTATTAACTCAAACTACATCATGCTATGACAAGCAAAACGT